CAGGAGAATCAGCATCCATATTTTCGTGGACACTGCGCAACAGATACCACATAGTGGAAGTCACATCTAGGCCAGCAGTACCGGGCGAGAATGTTCCTGTGTCTAAGTTAACCGTAAGGATACGATGGTCATAATATGAGAGCATCCCTTCTCCAGCCATACTGACAGTCTGACCAACAAGGTCAACATCAACAGTCCAGAGTAGTCCTCCCCAAATGATGTCCCCATTACGCTCAACCCATAGGGCTGTACTACCGGGAGTAACGAAAGTGACAGGCAGGAGTGTGCTGTCCAATAAAGGGACAGTCATACTAATACTGCCAGCCCTGTTCAATACATCAGAGAACTGTAGCGTAGAGAAAGGTATCTCACCATATAGGTTAAAGTCTGTTGGGTTGCCAGCGAACACTCTATAAGTAGCCATAAGTCATACCTCCCAGACTGACATTATGCCGGGTTAGAAGCCGGTCCAACATCTTCAATCGTAAATAGTGCAGCAGTAGTAGCAGCCGCACCGTTGTTTGTAGTACCAGTACCCGTATTACGAGCAATTGCAGCTTTATAAGTGTGTGCTCCCGACGACGGGGTAAGTATCCACTCCATTGAAGGATTCACATACAGCACAGTGCTAGCAATCGAATAGATAGACTGCTGCAAAGTAGTAGCACCTTCCTTAATGCGCAAAGCAAACGAATCGTTAGCAACAGTTCCAGCCACGTTAGGCAAAGATACTGTGATACGCACACGACGGTTAGCAGGCCAAGTACTAGGCAACGATGCGGTAAGGCTCGTTAAGTCAGTCTCAGTACTAATCGTAGATTGCGTAGTCGTAGTAGACCCATAGGCAATAACTCCCCAAGGTTGTCCCCAAGGCTTCTGCCAACCACTAGTAGCAGTCGTATACTCGTAGAGCGTATAATCCGACTCTAGATAGGCTCTCTGTCCACTAACGGGCGCAGTGATAACACTAGACGGGGCAGCATACACACGCTGTACCCCACCAGCAGCAGCCGCATACTTACGCACATCAGTGATGTTCGCTGTAGTAATGGAAGTAGCAGCAGCAGCAACGCTAATCGTAGCCAACGTAAAGCTGTTAGATGGCTCAGCGGGCAAGGCAGGAGTAGCGCTAGGTGTACCAGCAACGACAGCCAAAGACCATACGTTAGTGGCACCGCTGTAGGCAGCGTCCTGTACTTTTGCTACTACACGGTCCAAACGGGCCGACGTAGCATGAGCAGCAGTAACCACAAGGTTCTGTACGCCACGGTTATCACAAAGATAGACACCCTGATAGGTACCCTCAGTGCCCAATATGGCACACTTGCCATTAGCAACATCAACACTCATGTTGGCACCAGCACCACGCTGAGAGACTTTTAAGTCCGCAACACTACTACTAGATGTAACACTGGTACTAACGATAACTCCGCTCATACCTATGATGGAACGGAATGCCTGTCTTACATCCTCTGCAGGATGCGAATTCGCTTGCAAAAAGATTGCACTCGCTTGGGTTGTCATATTATTACCTCTCTCTTTCTTCTAGCAAAATCATATCCATGCCGAACGATATTCGACACTCATCTTCGCATTAGGACCAGCACCGTTATCGCCATTAACGAATATTAGTTCTGTAGTCCCAACATCTATATCAAACCAAGTAGAACCGACAGTAAGAGCCGAATACCAAGAAGTACCATTAATTAGAACACTATGGTTAGTGAAATCGAACTGTACGTTCTGTCCGTCGGCAAGGGTACCCGTATAACCTATATACTCTCCGGGGAAATTAGAGCCAGATTTGAATATATAGAAGTTAACAAGCCCATCACCATAAACAGTGATATAAGGGGTAGTCTTATAAGTGCCAGAGTTAGTTAAAACTACACGACCGCCAGTAGGCATAGCACCAAACACGAACGGAGGAGTCACATCAAAAACAAACCCTCCACCAGCAACAACCTGAACAGTCACAGTTTCACCGCTATTAACACAATCATAGATAAGCGGGTCAGTAGCATAAAGCTCTACAGTAACCGTCGGCAGATGGAACTGATACTCCCACGAAACAGGAACATTGATACGCCGTACACGAGCATTCACAAACCGTTTTGTATAACCCGGCAGTTGGAAAGCAAAAGTCTGCTCACCGCTCGTAGGATTAAACGCTGTTGTAAGCGCATCCAGAGCAGCAGCCTGAGTATCATCATCAGGACTACTAACCGTTAACTCTAGAGTGATAGTTCTACCGTCAAGTAGGTCACTACCAGCCCAATAGCCGTTCCTTAGAGTCTTAGCAGTATCACCACTACGGATAGATGGCAGGTCGAATCCTTCCATGCTAATAATGTCGTAGACAGTGCCAGCACCTAAAAGGAGAGTTTCGTTTACTTCTAACTGGTAGTCATCTGTTATCAAATCTCCAACAGCCATAGTTATCTCCCCTGCGTTTTCATTTGCCAAGCAATCTCTCTGGCGATGTCTGCGGCGCTAGCGTTACTACCTGAGACGTTAATGTTGAACGTATGTCCAGCACCCATATTCATGTTTTTGGCTTGTGCTGCAGTAAGAACAAGTTCTCCTGCTTGAAGCATCGTTGGAACTTCTTGTCCCATACGACCCGGCACAACCCCACCAGAGTGCAGTTTGGGTATCTTAGGAATGTCAGGCATCTCTAAGGTATAGCCATCAAACTGGACAGGCCCAAGATGGACACCCGGCACACTAAATGCTAAGCCGTTCCATAGACCTATAATTGTGTTTATAAACCCGATAATCAGGTTTACGCTACCCTTGACGGTACCAACAATCGCATCAAATACGGTTGTAACAATTAGACTAAAGCCATCCCAGACAGCAGAGAAAGCAGTCTTAACTAGGTTCCAAGCAGTGTTCCATACGAGAAGTATGGCATCTAGTACCGTTTGAATAACAAACTTGACACCATCTAGATAGAGTTGAATGGCCGCAGAAATCCAATCCCAGACCGTAGTAACCGCAGTCTTAATAACAAACCAAAGGCCATTCCATATAGCAACATAGATACTTATATAAAGTTTGATAATGTCGCCAACAAACTTGACTCCAGCCTCAACAGCAGATTTGATGCCCTCCCATGCTCCTTTTACAGCACCGAGGATAGCATCCCAAGCCTTCTGGATAGACTGCCAAAGTTTATCAATGAACTCTTTGAACGCTTTGTTCTTCTTATATAAAAGAACAAATATAGCGATAAGAGCGACTATTCCTACAATGACAAGAAAAACGGGGTTAGTAGCGAGGGCTAGCATTGCTTTAGAAACTGCAGACATAGACTTTACGCCTTCAGCACTAGTGACTACAAAAACGCCTTTCATCACCTTAAAGGCAACACTAACACCTTTAACTACCTTGATTACTTTGCTGAAAATAACGAGCATGGGTCCTACTGTGGCAACAACAAGGACAATCTTCGTGATTAAACCCTTGTGGTCCTCAGTAAACTTCTTTATCTTCGGTCCCCACTCCTTTGCAATCTTTGTAAGTTTGCCAAGAACGTCCGTCATAATAGGAAGTAAACTAGTTCCTAAGTCTTCTGTAAGGTTAGCAAAAGACTGCTTAGCAGCCTCCATCTGGCCCTTAGTAGAAGCAGCATAAGTCTCAGTAGACCCAGCAACCTTAGCAGCAATCTCTTCCTGCAACTGTGCGCTAGTTTTAAGAGACCCATCAGCGTTCTTGCGGTCAATACCCAACTGAATAAGTTGTTTAGAAGAACCCTGAATACCTTTAGTATAAAGTTTCTCTGCAGCATCAAGAGCGATACCTTTAGAACGAGCCAAGTCCATAATGACTTTAGTGTTCTTCTTAGTCTGCTCATCAGAGTAGCCACGCTGTTTCTGCAAAGCCACAACGCTACGAAGTTCTGTATCACCAAAACCTGTAGATTCCTGAACCTTAGTAATCCACTCATCATAAGATTTGATTACATCAGGAGCAACACCAGAGTTAGAAAGAGTCTTGTGGAACGTAGCAACGTTGGCTTCTTCATCCATAGCAGCTTTACCAATAAGAGCCAAACCCCCAACAATAGGAAGAGTAACTCCTTTAGTAAGCCCTTTACCGACACTACCCATCTTGGCAGATATACGGTCCAACTTCTTAGTAGTTTCTGTTTCAAATCTACCGAGAGTTTCAGTAGCGTCACCAGTGGCTTTCTTAAGCCTATCGGCGTTACCAGTAATATTGATTCTTACTTCACCGGGCCTAGTAGCCATGATTCACCTCTTCTTGTTACTTGTAAGCGTCAGCTTCACGTTTTTTGTATTCCACGAGAAACTCAATCGCTACACCAAAATCCCGAAGCGTCATAGAACGCACATCGGCTAAAGTCCACCCATAAAAATGGCAGACAGCCATCATGTTTTCTAGCCTTCGGGTAGCGTAGGGTCCTCTTCAGCGTCCTCTGTGAGGCTGATGCGTAGGTTTCCAGCATCTTCCCAAGAGAACTCAGGGTCTTCTCTGCGCTTGACGATATAAGCAATCGCACGAAGAGCTTTACCCTTCTTACCTTCAGCAGAGAACATTGCGTCAATAGCAACTCCACCCAACTCTTCAATCTGTTCAATCTCACCAATAGTGAGACTGTTGATATCTAGTTCAAATATTCCATCTAATTCGCTTGCCATAATGTGACCTCCCAGTCGTTTGTTTAATGGACGAAGCCAACAGCCCCTAGAGCAATACCCTAGAGGTCCATTGGCTTCTCACAGAATCGTTCTGCTAGACGTTATCTCGATTGAGTCCATAATCAGATAGAACTTTGTCCATCTGTTTAAAGAACTCTAAACGTATCTTGCCTTTATTTTTACCTAGAGCATGCCATACAGCAGGTCTACCTTTAAGGTGGCGTGTAGGCCAACCCCAATGGATAGCAGGAGCATAAGGAACCCGTTTGCCTCCAAGGACAATAGAACCACGATGTGCAGCAGCCTGAACACGTAAAGACTTTTGCAAACGACCGGGATGTTTACTTCCCTTACCTTTGCCAGCCTTTTGTGAACCTACAGGAATATGGTGCTTAGCATCGTCGTAGACCATTTGTGCTGTAACACGATGTGCTGCAGCCATAGCCTTACGAGCATCCTTGCCACCGATGTCTCTTAATGCTCTGTTTATTTGGGTGAGTCCTTCTATCTGTATTCTGTCGTCAGCCATCAGGCACCCCCAAGATTACATTGCTGTATCAATACTCGTATACTCAATAGTGATAGGAGCATCTGTACCGTTATCAAGAACCATGAACGGTAGTGCCTGCTTTGTTAGGTCATCAAAACTAGACTTCGGTGTCTCACCAGTGAACTGGCAAGCAGGAAGCGTAATCTTGAACGTATAGTTAAAGCTCGAAGCAATGTTGTCTCCAGTGCAAGTAAGCGTAATCGGAACGACGCTACCAGCAGTGAACATTGTGTAGAACGTTGTGTCTGCATAGTCAAGTTCGATGCTACCCTCGTACATAGGTAGGCTCTTACGAATAGGCTGTGCCTTGAGTGCGCTACCCTGAAGGTAACGACGGTCTACGTGCATGCCTAGGTCGCCCTTGAGCATAAACTTAGTGACAGCGCTAGCATTACCATTGATGGTAACAACAGCCTCAGACCAGTCCCACGCAGTAGTACTCGTAGGGTATGAAGTAGCAGTAGCGCTAGGGCCAGTCAACTCTTGACGGACATCTAGGTCTGCTTTAATGTTGAGAAGGCTACCTTGCTCTACACCGATTTCAAATCCTGTGAACGTTGTACCCGCATATGTGAAGGTACGCAAAGTTCCACCAGAGTCTGCACGCAACATCTGTGCAGTGTAAGACTTGGTAGGAGCAGCACCAGTAGCAGTAAACGTCTGCTTGTAGGCCGATGTAGCACCCTGTACTGCGATAGCGCTAGTGGAGAACATTCCCTGTAGGAGTAGTCCGAAACCTTTGCTAAGGATATCTGCTTCGAGGCTTCCCTCTCCACCCATATCAATGATGATGCGACGGTCGCTACGTACAGAAGCAATACCCGCCCTGAAGCCTTTAGACTCTAAGTACTCCACTTTCTTTGTGGCAATGTCTGCCTGTGCTTCGTAGGAACGTGTCGGTGCGACACTAGTTCCGTATGTTGATTCTACGCCGAACGATACGGCTTGGTCCAAAATTGTACTCATTTGTTCTCCTTTGAATCGCCGTTTTCTACAGCGGAAATAGTTGTTACGTCTGGCTTCTTTGAAGTCCATTCGCTTGATGCAAGACTGTTGTAGTCTTCTTCTTCTATGGTGACAGAATCACCTTTGTTGCATTCGTAAGTTCGTCCAGAAGGGAACCGTCCAGCGACACCATCGGTGCCTCCGACGTACCACGCCTCTACCTGTTTAGATTTAACAGGTACAGGCTTAGCGCCTAGCTCAAAGTCGGGCATGCGTTTCTACTCCTATCGTGATGATACAAACACGACCGTCAGCATCGAAGCCACCAGCCATATCGTATGTAGCAACTGTGGACCAAAGAACACCACTTACTCCCAATGAAGGGTTGTCTGCTATGACCGTCTCTACGGCTGCTGCAAGAGTGGCTGCTCTTAGGTCTACGTTTTCTTGTGTAGCACGTGGTTGAGTTATCTCTACCACTACGTCTGTTGTATATTCTTCATCCCGACGTACAGGAAGAGATTTCATCGCTGAAGGCTGCTGTTGAGAACGAGTGTCCCCAACCCAAATGCTTTCAGACCTTTGAGTGTCGCCCGGATTTCCATAACTAACTTGGACTCCAGTGAGCGCACTAGAAGCTTGTAACGCTGCTACGAGAGCAGACTTGAATGCTGGAATAGTTGTCGTAGGGGTAGGCATTATCCGACCACCAGACCGCCACCAGCACGGTAACGGTTCAATACGGCGTTCACATCGGGTAGTCCTGTGGGACGACCCGGCCCTCCTGCCATAGCCATATTCACTGTTCCGTATTCGTTTTGGACTGCTGTAGCCCTATCTGGCATACGGTTGAATAGTTCTATGCAATAATATCTAGCAAGGGTGCGAGCACACCAAGCAATATCGTCGGGAGGATATTGATATCCGTACTCATATTTGAGTTCAATGTTCCGTCCCGCAAGGTTTGTGGTTGCTGGTGATTCGAAGTATCCTTCGTCTTTAGTGATTGCTCCAGAATCGTATAGAGTCCAGTCTGCCCATACTACTGATGCAGCAGATGTACCGTTCTCTTTCACTCCGAGGATACGATAAGGAAACAGTTGTCTGAGTTTTATATCAGCTGAGCCGTCTCCTGTTATGCGTTCTCGATTGTATCGTAGGGTGAATGGTACTCCCACATATTTGTCGATTGTGTCTTCTGCCCATCGGATAGCGTCTTCTAGGACACTTACGGGGAAGATAGTGGTATCGGATAGCCCATCTTGTGCTCTCACTTCGGAGAGTGTGCAGTATCGTCCTCCAACTACTTCGACACGAGTTCTAATAGTGGTGGTAAGCCCTGCGACGTTACCCGTCCACGCTACTGTTAGTACATCACAGTCTGTTTGGACTGCAAGACTAAATGAGTAGGTTCCTACTGCTACGGAGGTTGCCGTACCGCTAGTGACTGCGGTTCCGTCTTCTCTGGTGACAGCAACGGTTACAGCACCAGCAGCAGAAGTTAGTACTCCGTCTACATAGAAATATCCGTAGAGTAATGTACCACTACCCTGATTTATTCTGCCTGTAATCATTGTCCACCTTCAATCTGTTTTATTCCGCCAGCACCGTCTACGGTTGCTGTGGTACGGCCT